ATTTAAACAAGGTTGAAGATTCAATTAAAAAGACGCATATGTTATTCAACCAACAGACGGATGAGATTTGAAAAAATTCCGCCAAAAATTTTTGAGAAACTTTAGGTGATATTATGTGGAAAGATGATTTAAAGAAATCTAATTATTATAACTACGGTATTCCGAGCGAAAGGGATAAAGCCGAAATGGAACATTACTCCGAGCAATACTCCGAGGATTTGAAAGGGCTTACGGCAGATTTAGTTTCGGAATTACAAGAAGTTCTTAGAGGAAAAGTGACCATTGGAAAATTGAGAAGAGTCTTTAAACGGTTCGGAATAGAATTTGATGATTATAACATTGAGTGAAAATTCCGCTAACAGGGTGTGATATTATGTGGAAAGGCATTTTGAAAAGCGGATTTGTCATTTGGGCTAAAGTGGATGATGGTGGTTCTTGGGTTGAATTAGCGAGGGAAGGCGGTTCAAGGGAGAATGCCTTTCAAGTTGTTAAAAGAGAGGCCAAAAAGATGAAGAGGGTTGCAGTAGGTAGTGCTTCGGAAGGAAAGGTTGTATCTATGGATGATGGTATTTTTGAGAATATCACGGAACAAGTCATCTATTATGTCATTAAGCCTTTGGGAGATTCTGCTCCCGACCCTTCATACATTCCCGATACGAGTGAAACTACAACTTCTTCGGGGACTGAACGCAGATTGCGTGGCGATTTTGGAACGAGTGAAAGATACTAGGTGAGATTATGTGGAAAAGCATACTTAAGGACGATTTGCCAGATTATCTCAAAAAGCCCGATTTGGGTTTTATGGGCCGTTCTCCCGATAGGGGTGTGCCGGATATGGATGATGTCGTTAGACGCTACAATGAATTGAGCGAAATGGCTTTAGAAATTAGGGATATGGTGCGAACAATTCGTTCAAGTGGATTTGAGCGTGATATGCGGGGCGGAAATAGGTACAAATATGCAGAGGCCTTTGCTAAAGAAATTGAAGATGCTTTGGGCCAATTAGAACAATTGGATATTGAAACTCATGGTGGTAATTAAGATGGCAGATTGGAGAGAGCAACTTAGGGCTAATATGGGCCTAAGCAATAAAACAATAGAAACGCTCTATGAAGTGCTGAGGTATAATCCCAACCTCCCCCTACAATCCATTTATTCGGCTCTGCAACAAAGAGGCCTTAAGAAAATCACCACCAAGCGGCTTAGAAAATATATGGCTAATGACCCCAAAATTGGTAGAAAGCAGGATTTGAGTAGGTTTAGTCATAGACCTATGGTGTACTATTTGAAGGAGGAAGCAAAATGACATGGAAAGAGGTATTGAAGGCAGAGAAGCAACAGTTTGAGAAGAAGGGCGCAAAGCCCGACTACATAGACATTGACGGCGATGGAAACAAAACCGAGCCTATGAAGGAAGCGGCGAAGGATGCCAAAATGAAGAAGTCTAAAACGGCTGACTCACTATACACGGAAGAGGAGGCACTTCAAGCGGCAAAAATAGAAGCCAAAATGACAGGCAAGGTTCAACTTGTTGGGTATGTAGGTGGAGACAAATATGCCGTGGAAAGCAACTACTTGGGTTTTAGTTTTTACAATCCAGATTACTCCCATGCCTATGATACCAAATACACGGTTTCGCCCGATGGTAAGGTTAAGCGGCTAATTCAGGGGAGATAAATATGACCCGATGCCGCTACCTTGATGCTTGGTTTGATGAGGAGTCCAAGAAAGTTGATAAGGCAGAGGCCAAGAGCAAGAAGTGTTTCGCTACTGGGGGGAAGAAGAAATGAGTTGGAAAGACATTCTCAAGTATTGCGAGTACCATAGAAACCCACCCGAACCTATTCCAGCAAAAGAAGAAGAAAAGATGGTTGGAGCAATTACAACCGCAACACCAAATATTACAAGAGTTTCATATTCACAAAGGAGGAAGAAGCGTGGTAAAGAAGACGAAGAAGAATGAGATTATTATTGATGGCAATACCTATACCCAAGAATTTAGTAATCTTGATTTTCAAGGATTACGAAACATGGGAAGACACCTGTAAAGGCGTTAGCGGGGATGCTATGTTCGTAGAAAATGTCCCAACTCTCTACGATTTTTTAGAGAATCACATTTTTGACAATGTTCGGGATGGCTCAGTTAATGCAGGTAAAGATGATGGAAGCATAGGTTCTATCGCTATCTTGAACAGCATTAAGGACATCATGGAAGGGAGAGTAATCACTCAAAAAGACCTTGAGGACATCAAGGAACTTTATTCGGATTTGCGAGACATGAAAGATAACGGTACAGAGGGGGCAGCCTTAGACCCCAAATTGATTCTTTTTACCGAAAAAATTTACGATAAGGACGGTAAGAAAACTATTGGTCAAGAAGATAGGTATGGGCATTACAGAACCCCCGAATATGTTAAAAGAAGAAATGCAAAGGATGGGGGCAGTAGAGAACCTGCGCCTTCCGGCTGGTATTCAGGAGCAGGAAACCCTCCGAGTTTTGCCCTATTTAGCGAAAGTGCAAATGAATTCGCAAACCCAAAGGGACTTGTCTATATTTTGGAGGACGCCATAGAAGAACTAGAAAAGGGCCAAAAGAACACAATTGATATTGGTCGTCTTTCGGGTAAGGGAGCAGTGGACAAATTAGCGGGTATTGCCTCAGTAGAAAAATACTTCAATAAAGCGATAAACAATAAAGTGTTTTGGAGAGGCGGCAAATTGAAAGTTGCAGGGCTTGGGAAAGATGTCAAAACCAAGGACTTTTCCGTAAGCCCAAAGGAAGTGAAGGCTCTTTTAGCCGCCGTGAATCCTCCCAAGGATAAGGTTCCTGCTGGAAGGATTACTGGTTTTACCATGTCTCTAACCGGAACCCCTCTTATTTTATTCATCAAATCTGCTTTAGAAAGTGCTAGTAAGAACAAGGGTGGAGATGGATATAGAGCATGGACGGATAAAGGACAGTTTGATTATCGTAAAACTGCAAAAGAAGTTTATGGTGAAGATACTGGGCGATTTAAGCCAGACCAAAAAGTTATTTCAAAAAGTTGGATGGAAATTCTTAAGCAAGGGCTTAGTGAAAGGGACATAGAAAATTTTGTTTATAGTATTGAGGATTCCATTGAAAATATTGTTGCAAAAATGTTTAAAAAGAAATACGAAGCAGGAAGGCATCCCTTTGGAGATTACATAGTTCATATTAGAAAAACTTCTTTGACTGTTCCTGAAATGGCGGCAGTTAGCAACCTTGCTTTCAAATATGAATTTGAATACGATGATGGTAAAGACTCGCTTGCTTTTGCTTCTTGTTTTATTGCAGGAACGGATGACAGGCAAATTAACGATTTATTCTTTGATGCTTCGGATTCGGAATTTGATATTGAATATAGTGGCGATTTTATGAAACTGCCTAATGTCAAAGAAAGAATGAATGATGTTAGAGACGGGTTGAGAGAACTTATTGATAGGTTGTGATATTTATGGCCGTTAATCGTAAGCGTTGTGGTTTTTGTCAGCATGAAAATCGTGCTGAATTAGAACAGGCTCTTGAATCAAGGGCCATCACTTGCGATGAATTAGATATGCAGAATGGATGGAGAAGCGGAACGGCGGCTCAACATCAACGAAACCACATGGGCGATTTTGAAATGTCGTCAAACCCGAAGTGCGCCGTCTGTATTGACCCTATGAGAAAGCATTATGAAACGGCTCTCCATAGTGGAGATATAACTTCGGAGGCAATCGCTCAAGCACTTGACACCACGAAAGCGCAAGTGCAACGCCACATGAAGCACCACTTGACACCGATTGTTCAAGAGAATGCGGCCATGATGATTGCGAAAAAGGAAGTTAATGAGGTTGATATGTTGGCTAACAATGTTCAGCGTTTAGACCACCGTTTAGACCAAGTGTTCAATGAATTAGGCAATGATTTAGACCCTAAGATGATTGATGCACTTACCAAGTTAGCCAGAGAAATCCGTGAGTCTTTGAAGTATATGATGGAATTTAAGGGCAAACTTGTTCACAAGAGGCAAGACACTATCGTTATCGCACAGATGCAAATTGTTCAAGAAGTGCTTGCACAGAATAATCCTGAGATTTGGCTGGATATTAAAAGTAAAATGCAGGAGAGATTACAATGAGTTGGCAAGATATATTGAAAAACAAAAATAATATGAATTTTATTACTCAACAAAGAAAGTATTTAGAAAGCACAACTGCATTGACTGAAGAACAAAAAGCAAAGTTAGAAGATGCTCTTGATGCTATGCAACCTTTTGTCAATAGAGAAAACTTTCATGACAAATACATTAAACCTTATTTGGAAATGCAGGAGAGATTACAATGAGTTGGCAAAATATAATTAAAGAAGACAAAACGGAATTAAAACGAAGAAACATTCAACGCGCTAATAGTTTGTTTAACCAAAAAGGCCGACAGTATGCTGATAAATTCGGAGGGCAAACTAACGCTAAATACGATGCTATGGCTCGGATGGTTAAAGAATTAGAATTTCCCAGAACTTTTAACGATGACGAGAAATTTTTTAAACTATTTGATAGAATAACTTTTTTATTAGCGTAAGCAGGAGAGATTACAATGAGTTGGGAAGATATATTAAAGAATCAAAGTTTTGCGTCTATTGTGGCCCGCCTTAAAAAACTAGATGGAGAAAATACAAAAACAGAAGTAAGAATTTCAGAAAACATCCCTAAAGAATTAGAAAATATGGTTATGGATATGATTAGAAAGAAAAAATATACCGATGTAAAATCTGTAAAATATAAAGATTATATTATTGTCTATAATAAACATACAGATACATCTATTGACTTCGCTGAGCCGTTTCATGGTTTTAATGGAGAAACTTTGGTAATTTCTAAAAGAACACCGGTATATTCTAATATGGCAGGGTATCCAATAAAAATTATTAAATTGGGAATTTTTGAACAAGATGGGCAACCAAGATTAATAGGGGAATGATTACAATGAGTTGGGAAAAAATACTCAAAAAGGATTTCTTGCAGGTTTCGGAGGCACTTAAAGAAGCCCAAAAAAGAGCCAAAGAAACAGGCAAAACCCAATATGTTATTGCTGAATCAGATTATGGTGGCTCAGCAGAATATACAATACATACAGAAGATATTTCCTTTAGAAGCCCTAATTTAGTATTATATGAAAAGGTAGAACCATAAATGCAGGAGAGATTACAATGAATTGGGAAAAGATATTAAAAGCAAATGATGCTGGAGTGAAAAGACTAAAAGGACTAGTAGGAAAAGAAGGAAAATTAGAAGATATTATGAAAATGATAAATAAGGAGTTTGGTGTTAAAACTAAAATTATTTATGATTCTTCTTCACAGCCTGTTCTTGGTTTTGAGTTGCCTTTTTATGTTAGATGTGAAATGGGAACAAGAGATAACCCCAGCGCTACTGAAGAATTTACTGTCAAACTTGTAGGAATTAATGAAAGTAAAATTAAATAAATGCAGGAGAGATTACAATGAGTTGGGAGGATATTCTAAAGGTGGCAGAAAGAACTTTTGTTATAGAATCTTATTCACCAGAAAATGAGCCATATAAGGACATTGAATTAAACGCTTTTATTACTGCTAAAGAATTAGATATTGATGAAGATGCTACACAAGAAGATATTGAACATGAATTGCTTGAATGGATGGGTGATAATATTGGGCGGATTCAAGGTTATGTTTGGCATGAAATTACTACTGAAGGGAAGAAGCGAAATTGGTTAAACCCAAAAACTGATTACGATATGGTTTAAGGAGAGGTAAGAATGCAGGAGAGATTACGATGAGTTGGGAAAACATAATTAAAGGCGAAAGAGAATATTCTTTTTATTTAAAACAAATTGAAAAAATACAAGAACTACTGGATAGGTTGTATGAAGATATTGAAAAGGCGGCGGTTAAGATGAATCAAGAAACTGGCTATCCTTTAGAAGATGCAAGAAAACTTATTGAAGGGATGCAGGACGACACCATTAAACAGGCTGAAGCCACATTAGAAGAATTTAAAAAGAAACTACAAGATTCTATGAGAGATTGATATGGTTTGGGAAAGCATTCTCAAAAAGATGCCCAAAGACAGGGCTGATTTTGCTAAAATTATTACTGATGATTTTAGATTCAATAAATTGCTTTCCACTCTTGATAGATATGAGGCTGCTAATAGGCAAATTCCTGCAAATGCAACAATTAAAGATATGTTGCGAAGGTATGAAAATAATACCATGACTCCCGAAATAATTCTTGCACTAGGAGATGCAGAATACCCAAAAGAAAAGTTGGAAGAGAATATTAAAACCCTACTAGACAGAGTTTCATATAAAGATGCTAATATGAATAAAAGGATTCTTGAAGAAGGGCTGGAACTTTTAGAGAGAAGAGACTCTGGCGAGATAACAGAAAATGAATTAGACCGGCTTTCTAAAATTTATCAAGAGATTTTAGAAATTGACTTCGGGGAACAAGGGCAATCTTCAAGAAGAACAAGCACTAGAAATATGCAAGCACAAAGAAATACTTTTTTGAGCAACTTTTCGGATTTTATTTTGACTTTTGCCAACACGGGTGAGAATTTTGAAGAAAAAGTTGGCAAATTTGCCAGAAAAATGCCCCCTATTGGTGAAAATGGCCAAAGGGTGAGGCTTGGACAAGTCATTGATGGCAAACTCTTCACTAAATTCAAGGATGGAGCCGAATTTTTAGCCTACGCTAGACAAAATAAGGACGCATTCAATGAATTGGTTCGTCCTTTTGGCCCTAATTTGTCTGCTTTAGGAACAAAAGCACCAGAAAAGGGCGCAAAAGCAAAATTACAGGAACTTCATGCTAAAAAAGTTGTATTTGAGCCTGCCAACATCAACTCAATTACCGAAGTTAATGGTTATTTTGATGTTATTGCTCAATTACCTGGAAAAAAGGGCATATTTATGCCAAGAGGTTCAAAAACAAAGGGCGCAACCGCCTACATTCCACCCTCTGTCTTTCTTTTGAAAGAAGACGGGGCAGACATCAATAGGGCAAGAAGTGGAATATCAACATTAAGGCTAAACCCATATGCAAATCGTATTCTTTTGAGTGGTTTTACGAAAGACACTTGGTTTGCTGACTTGTTTAGGGGCGTAAAGATGAAATTGACTTCGGATAGCGAAGCCGAGTCCATTTTATATGAAGATATTAGTAGGGCCTATGAAAAAGAAGAAACAGAATATGTTGATGCGAGTGATTTTGTAGATTTGGAGAACTTATCCGACAATAAGCAAACTCGTAAGACCCAAATTGAAAGGTTTATTGAAAGAAATGGTTTAAGAACCGAAATGAATGCCCTTCTTGGAAACATTAAAGAAGAAAGGTTTGGAAAAGATACGAAGAACCTTACAATCAGAGAGGCCAAGAGAATTGAAGACTTTTGGAAAGGATTAACAAAGGACACCATAGAAGACTATGATTACATAGATGATTTTAATGTTGCTGATAACGAAGATGGCGGAATTGGTGAACTTGATTTGAAAAGAGTGGGTGATTCTTTTGAAATTAAATATAGAGGGGCCGGAGAAGAAAAATCCGAAAAAATAGGGGTTGCCGAGTTGATGCAAGTGCTTGAGCCATTCGGCTATGAGCAAGAAAGCAAAATGAAAAGAGTCCGTGATTATTTGGGTCGTGAAGAACCCTTTGAATCTTACATGATGAGTCTTTCAAGTGAAGAAATTAACGAAGCGGTTGAAGCAGGGTCGGGGTCAAGGGCGTTTATGGATAGGATAGACCCACTCAACAGCCTGTCCTTTTTGAGCAATCTCAATGAGATGATGTATGGGCGAAAGGATGCAGGGTATGTCAAGAAAAACTTATTAGCGATAGCCTCCGAACAGAATCCATCCAAGAAGGGCGAACTTATCAAAGAACTAAATGATAAGATGTTGATTTTGCTTAGAGATATGACTGAATTTCTGTTTGAAACAATAGAGGATAGATTAGAAATTATCGGTAAAGACTATCTAAAGCAAAGTTCTGCTTCTCAACATAAGGCAATGTTAATGGCACTTAAATTATTCAAAGACGCGAATTTATTGACAGGAGGAGTTGAATTATGAAAACGGAAGACTTAACACCGACTGAAATTAAAGAATGGGCAAATTCTCGGTTAGACCGACCCCTAAGAAGAAAATTACAAGCCAAATACAAGGATAGGCTGCGCCAAACATATTCGGGACTGGATAAGAAAGGGCAAAATGAAAAAATTATTGATTTCTTTGCTGATTTGAATGCTCTTGCTGGCGAAGGTGGGACGCAAAGGGCCTCCCCATTTGCCCAAACAGGGTCAATTTTTTACGAATTGATGAACAAGTTAAGCCTCGTTGATGCTAAGGGAAAAGCCCTTACCAAAAATAAATTTGAGCAAGGTTCAGGGATTGGACTGAGGGGAAGAATTAGAGTGAAGAGTCCCGACCTTTCTATTTTTTCTAACGAAAGAGGGGTTATGTTCACCCGTAAAAATGTAGAACAAAACTACCAAGAATATTTGACGAGCCTTGAAAAGGAAAAGAGAGAAAATGTCATTTCTACGGTTCAAAAAATTAAAAATGCAATGAAAGATACTGCCGCAGTTGAAAGAGCAAAGAAGCGAAGTAAGTTGATTAGAATAGACAAATCTAAATTCTTGGGAGCAACGGACTTTTCAAAAGCCAGCACAAGAGAACGAGTTTATGATTTTTGGGAAAGCGTTGCCCCTAAATATAAAAAGGTGCAATCTACTCTTAATAAACTACTTACAGAAGCAACAAATACTGATGTTTATGCTTTGATGTTGGAAGATGTTGAAAAAGAAACGGCTAAATTAGAATCAATAGAAGACAAAGAAAGCAAAGAATTTCAGGCTCAACAAATTGTTTTACAAGATGTTAAAACCAACATTGAGAGAAAGAAAAGTCAATTTGATAGCGACCTTAGCGCATTAAAGCAGCAAATAGAAAAGGCCAACCTTGAATATTTGGTGAGAATAGACAAGGTAAAGGTTCCTTTCAAGGTTGGTGCATGGGACAGAATGCTTGACGCTATCGCTCGGTATGAAAATGCAGAATCAGTGATTGCATTTGGAAAAGAAAAGGGCAAAGAAACTTCCGAAGAAGGACAAGGCATGAGAACCATGGAAGAGGCGGCAATGGCTGGATATTATGCAGGTGAAACGGACGCGGGGGGAAAAATTACAGCACAGCCTTTCTTTAATGCTCCTTCCAAGGATGATGAGTATTCCGGTGCAACAATGCAAGATGCTTCAATTGGTGAGGAAGGGTTTCAAGCAGACGATAGCATAGTAGAAGATGCTCAAGACAGATTACAAAGAGCCTCTACTGAGGGTCTTGACCCTCTTCTCGCCATTGAATCTATTGGCAATAAAAAACTAATTTCATTGGATGAAGAAAGCAAGACTATGATGCAGGAATTGGTTAAAGAATTGCGACAAGGAACAGACTTGGAATTTATCTCTCAAGCGGATAAATGGCTTGATGAACTGGAAGAAAGTTATCTTTTAGACAGGGACACCTATGTTTTACCTATGGCTGTTTTTAAATCCGAAAGAGCGCAGGGGCTAAAAATTAAAACTTTGCCAACAGCAACAGAGGGAAAAAATTACAGCACTACCGAAGACGAAGTAGAAATCGTAGATGAAGTCGTTGCGCAAAGAACAACAGTGGATGGCAAAAAAGAAGATATCACAGAAGCAAAGGCGGTGCTTAAACCGAAAGGGGAGGTCATAACTGACTTAAATGGTATCTTTGATGCGATACATACTTTGTTTGTTTCCGAAAGATACTCTTTCTTACGATATTCCCGAACAGATGTGGCTGGAAGAACAACTGTTGAACGCAGAGATGCTCAAAAATTAGCGGGTAAGGCTTCAGTTGCACAGCAAAAAGTTCTTAGGTTATTCACAGAGGGAAGAAGAAAGTCTCCTACTATTCCCGCAAGAAAGGGAAGATTAATTTCGGGTGTTTCCGATACTGATGTTGGTAAGGCATTGGGTGAATTTATTATTGCCTGCAACGAATATTATTTTGAGCCTTTCCTAAAAGGAATAACTCCTTTAGCATATCCTAGATTTATGTCTGGTGCTGGAATTAAAGCCTTAACTGCTCTTGCCGATGAATTAGGGTATGAAACCATGTCTGGCAATGTGGCAAGGAGACTATCCGGTGTGGCGAATGTTCAATTAACTTCTGGGCAAATGGCTTCATTAACTAAATTTTTAACTAAAATGGATGAAGTAGTCGTGGTAGAACTTAAAACAATTGATTTAGCAGAAAAGGCAGCAAAGGTTTTAACTAAGATTTTTGGTGAAAAGGAAAAGAATTTGGATACCGTTTCTGCCATCCTTTATCATTTTATGGAGCAGACGAAAGAGGGAAGAGAACATAATTTAGCATCAAGAAAAATGAAAGGTGATGATGAAACAATTAGAAGTAGAGCAAAGAGTTTTGGTAAATCTAAGAACCCAATGAGTTATCCTATCTTCGCACTCTATTTGTTCTTAGAAACTAATCAAGGTCTTCTCACTAGAAATAAAGCCCTAGATACTCAATATCAAAAACTTATGAAAACTTTGACGGAAGTTGAGGATGAGATGCCTGAGATTCTTAACAAATTGCTAAAGGCGCACAATGAAATTAGAAAGGCATTGGGCAAAGAAGTCGTGAGGCCAAGGTTTAGATTCAATCACGAGGGCTTTGATAATATTGTGGATTTGATGCACAAGCAACAAGGTATTGATTTAAGTCATCTTGAAGTTGAAAATATTGTGAAGACTGTTGATTCTCATGCCAGTATTGGAAAGGAATACGGTATTACCGAAGAACAAGTGTACCTAATCAAGGCTCATGTTAGGTGATGTTATGCCCGAAAACTTCTCTCCATCCGACATTACTTTCAAAGAGATGTCCGAGGAGGAAGCGGTGAAGGAGTTTCAAAATGATGGCTATTTTGACTATGCAAAGAGGAGGATGCGATATAGAAGCATCCCAAGCGATTCCGTTTGGGCAACATCACCAGCAAGAATGTTTGTAGCCTATTATGAAAACAAACCAGTGGGAGTTATTGGATTTGCCAAACACAAAAATGTTTTACTTGGTGCGGGTGTCCATGTTCGTAGTGAATACAGGGGGAGAGGATTAACCACCATTTTGATTGATAAGTTGTTATCGGAGAAAGGCTCAACTACCCTTTACATTAACATAATGAATCCCAATATTTCGTCTTCTTACAGAAAAAAGGGGTTTGTTGATATGAACAAAGAAAAATTACCGGAGGACGCAAGAGAAGCCATTGAAGGAATAGGCTTTCAAGACCAAGTGCAAAAGTGGATGGTTAATTCATCGGGCGGCTGGTTTGGAGAATTAAGGAAGTGATAACATGAGTTGGGAAGAAGTTTTAAAGAAGAAGAAAAAGTCCACCGTAAATGCATCGGGTAATTACACTAAGCCAGGTATGCGTAAAAGAATCTTCAATAGAATAAAAGCAGGAACTAAAGGCGGTGCGGCAGGTCAATGGTCTGCAAGAAATGCACAAATGGTTGCCGCAGCATACAAAAAGGCAGGTGGTGGCTATAAAAATTAATTGGCGTAGCATTCTAAAAGCCAAGTCAAAAAGGCAACGAGATTTATCTACTTGGACTGATGAAGATTGGGGAAGTGCTGAACAGCACAAAGCAAAGGATAAAGGCAAAAAGCCTAAGTCTAAAACCAAGGGACGCTATATGCCAAAAGCAACCTATCAAAGAACAGATAAGAAAACTCTTCGCTATCAGGATGCAAAGAAAAGAAAGGGCCGAAAGAAAGGACAACAGCATGTCCCAACAGGAAAGAAGTTTAGTCAAAAGTAAAAGAAAACAAAGGAGATGAGAACATGACATGGAAAGAGGTATTAAAAAACATATTTGAAGAAGACGCTGATGAAATGACGGACTTCATGAACATTAGTCCTAAAATGAAAACAGCAAAATTAGAGCGTCAAATTCTTAGAGAAATAGAAAAAGAAGGTGGGGCGTTAGGTATGAAAAACCTAAAACAATTCGGAGAAGAGTCTGAAATTAAAGCCGCACTATCCAAATTAGAAAAAGAAGGAAAGGTCTTTATGCATGAGGATGGAGACATTTATACGCATAAGCCGAAGTGATTCTATGAATTGGTTTTCTATTCTTAAGAAAGAAAAGTGGCAAGGAACACTTTCTTCAAAGAAAAAGAAGATACTTCAGCGAAGCCCCAAACTTAAATTAGATATTCCTAAAATGAGTTATCCAAAAGAAGAGACAGAAATTCCTGCTATTCTAAAGGTCATGGAAAAGAAGGAATTAGACCATAAGCAAATGAAAGATGCTGATTTGAAACCCGATGTTGAAATGTTTAAAATCGCTGGTGTTGATAAAAAAGAATACATGGATTTTATGAAAGACATTAACTATTATGCTCTGTCTCTCAAAATGAAATATCAGCGACCACGCCCATACCAAGTCTCGGACAAAATCTCAACAACAAAGACTAAAACAGACGACACACCAGCATTTCCCAGTGGACACTCCATGTTGGCGTATGGATTGGAAAGAGTATTGGGCAAAAGGTTTCCCGAAAAGAAGAAAGAACTCAAAGCGATGGCTGATAAAATCTCACTATCAAGAATGCAAATGGGAAGCCATTATCCAAGTGATATTCAAGCAGGAAAGAAAATAGGCTATATGTTAGGTGATGCTTATGAATGATTGGCAAAATGTTCTCAAAAGAAAGTAAGACCCTCGCCTAAAAAGGGCAGGAGTTTCGGGTTTTAACAAACCAAAAAGAACACCAAAGCACCCTAAAAAATCTCATATTGTTGTAGCAAGAGAAGGAAAGAAAACCAAGACAATTCGCTTTGGGCAACAGGGAGTAAAACAAATCAAACTGCTGGACAGCGTAGAGCGTTCAAATCTCGCCATGCTAAGAACATCAAGAGGGGCAAACTTTCTGCGGCATATTGGGCGGATAAAGTAAAATGGAGTCCGAGTAAAACCAAGTCAAAGAGTAAGAAATGGAAGAAGGGGTCGTAAAAATGGTTCGTAAGATGACAGATGATAGGCTAAAACAAGATGGCCGAGAGTTGGTTAAGCAATTAAGCGAAATGGCCGACACAATTAACGACATGAAAGAAATCGTGTATGAATTTGTAGGTGGAGAGAATGTTGATTTAGAAGAACTTAAGAGATTACTTTTAGGTTTTGATGCAAGAGTTTCTAATATTGAAGGAGCCTTTGCGAATATTTTTAGAAGTGCAAGGGATTCGTGATGGAGTTAGATACATTCAACTTTGAACATGAAATGGATATGAAGTTATCCAAAAACTCTTTTCCATACTTCTTTCAAAATGTTCTTGGCTTTGATTTTCCTTCCTACATTCAAGAATGGCACGAATTGATGAACACCACGCAAAGAACAGTTATCATTTGTTCACGCGACCACGGTAAATCAGTATTCATGCATTCGTGGGTTGTGTGGAAACTCATTTTTGAAGAGCCTCCTTTTCAAATGCTTTACATTTCTTCTAACCAAAAGCAGACTCTCGTTCACATGAGGGACATTGATAAAATGTTCACCCATCCGATGCTCAAGAAATTCAAACCTGCGAGAGGTTGGGCTATCGGAAACATTACCCTCACCAATGGAAACCAAATCCTTGAGCGTTCAGTAGGCTCACAGATTCGTGGTTTGCACCCACAAGAAATTGTTATTGACGACCCTTTGAAAGAGTTTAGTATGACTGGTATTCAAAAGGTGACCGATTGGTTTTATGGTGATATGATTCCCACACTTCACCATACCGCTTCTCTCCGTGTTATTGGAACTCCGTTCTCTTACACGGATATTTATCAGCAACTTGCAGAGAATCCCGCATATACAGTGAGAACATACCCCTGCCTAAATTCTCTCAATGAACCGTTATGGCCTGACCGTTGGAACTATGAAGCATTGATGGCCCGTAAAGCAGAAGTTGGCTCAATGATGTTCACACGGGAATATATGTGCGTTCCAATTTCAACAGGAACTTCTCTGTTTAATCCTGAATATTTAGATGCGGCGAAGAACAAGGATTTGGTTCTAAAACCACATCGTAGAGAGGGCATGAAATACTTTGTAGGTGTAGACCCCGCCATTTCAACAGACGGAGATTACAATGTGATTACTGTTATTGAGATGGACGAAGACGAAAATAAATCTATTATTTATGTTGATAGAGCCAAGAATGTTCAGTTCCGAGAAAACATACAGAAGGTCAAAATTATCGGGCAACTATTTCGTCCAGAAGCAATCCTCTTTGAAACAAATACTTTTGCCAAATCATTTACTCAAGAATTACGCCAAGTCGCTGATTTAAATATTCACGACTTCAATACCACCAGAAGAAAAAAGCAAGAAATTATTCTTAATCTTCAAATGACCCTTGAAAATGGTAAAATGAATTTCCCCTACGGCAATGAAGAAAGTCGGCGGGTTTCTTCTACTTTGATTGAGGAGTTATCCATGTTTGCCATCACCGAAAGAGGCAAGTTTGAGGGTATTGGCGCACATGACGATATGGTGATGAGCCTTGCTTTAGCAAATGCCGCTACTTATCAAGCCACGGATAACTTCATACTTCTTGACGATTTGGGACTCTTTGAGGAGGCGAAGCCTGTAAGGACAGGCTATCGTGGAATCGGTTTGAACTTTTGAGGTGATATTGTGCCTACCGCAGAACAGTATGATAAAATCTCGGAAAAGGCCAAAGAACTGGCTGAACTTCAAAGAAGAGAAGAGGAAGTCAAGGAAGAAGCAAACAGAGATGCTGATACCGAAATTTTCAAGACCCTTTATTCGGACTTTGTTATGTCCGAGTATGATGAAATTAATACGCTGTGTGATGTGTTAAAGGTAAATGCGAGTGAAGCACGAAAGATGATTGATGAGTTTCCTCAAGAATATACCGTAGAAGAGAAGAATATCCCCGACCTCATTAAGCAGATGAGAATGTCTCGCAGGAAACTAAAGGGAGAGAATAGGGACAATATGGCAAAGGCTATTGATACAATGATAGATGCCTACTCCGACCATTTATTTAAGTGCATTGATTCAATTTATTGGCTGGCTCCATACAAGAATCCTCTTTTAAAGATGAGATACAACGAAAAAGACTTGAGAAAACTGCATAAGATGAAAACTGTGGAGCAAAGAAGAGAAGTAGTAGATGCTCTTTGTAAATACTGGGAAGCAGAAATAGAACAAAGTGGTATGGTATATGGCAAAGATTATTCTGTGCTTTCAAAAGAAATGAGAGTCGCAAAGAAAGCATTTCGTGAAAGTATTGCCAAGATTACGAATCAATCTCTCAATAAATCAAAAAAGGAAAAACAAAGAGAATTTATCTTGAAGACTGTTTGTGAAAACCACGGGATAGGGGCTAGAATGATTCATGAAATGATGCCTACTGACTTACACAAAGCGAGTAGTCCGAATGTCATTTCCCAAGAGATTAAGAAGTTAGGAATTGTTTCTGTAAATGGTGCATTTTACAAAATGCCCGATGAAATTAAGAAAAACATTTGGGCATACACGGCGGCATTTATTGACTCGGATGGCTACATTACTCTTGACCGTAAAATGAATCCAAGAGTCGGCTTAGTGGCTACGGGAGAAAGAGGAAAGGCTTTCATGCAGGAAATGTATAAGTCAATTGGATTTGGCCGTATGCACCTTGACCAAAAATCACCCCAAGATACTCGGCTTATCAATCGGCTAAACTTCTATTCTCAAGACGATGTAGCCAGCCTTTTGACGAAGTGCTTACCCCACTTCCGCTTGAAGAAAGGAAACGCACAATTACTTTTAGAATTGATTCGCATGAAAAAATCATATAAGAAAAGCGACTGGTATAAGAGCCGTTGTGATGAGATTTTTAAATTAATGAAGTGGGAGAATCACAAAGACCATGTGGGCTTTGACTGGGCAAAAGAGAACATTAACCTTGACGATATTCAAAAATATGCAGATAATTGTAAAATGTCTGTGATGGATTCAATGGAACAAATTGGAACGGTGTTGTAAATGCCTCGCCAGCACTATCATATTTTTAAACATAAAGTAAGAACCAAACTACCTAAGAAAATTAGATATGCTACCGTTTGTAGAAAGTGCAAGAAGACCAACAAAATTAGTGATTTATGTTTTACCTGCCAAATTGAACAAGCAAAGCATTGGGCAAAACCATATTGAGGAATTATTATGACTTGGAAAGAAATACTTAAGGCTAGAATTAGCGGAAAATTGAGAAGATACATGGGCTATGCGAAGGCTTCCCAACATAATATCCGTGATAGAATGTCAATGGAAACTTTTGCTGAAAGAGTCCACAGTCAGTTGAGACGGATTTTGAGTATTTATGGCGTTGAAAAGCCAATTGAAAAAGAAGTATTTGATGAAATTAATCAAATGGATGAAAGCGACCCTAATATGCCCTTTGAACTTCCGTTTTCTTATGAAGAATATATGGAAAAATATGGGAATAAAATTCAAAGCAGGGGAGAAGAAGACGCTAAATTCCTTGACAGTCATATTAGTAGTGTTAAAGAAAGAAGAAAGGAAAGGGCAAGGAAAATGCGAGAAAAGAGAACTCCTGAATATTACCGCCAAACTTTGCCACAACCCCTAAGAACGAAAGACGAAGAGGAATGAAGGGGCATCTTCATAAAGAGGGTTCAGCGTAGGCAAACGAGGGGAGGCGGTCAGCGTGGTTGAAGAGAAGCGTCGTTTCAGTTTTACAAACTTGTTTAGGAGAACAACCCCAAAGCCAGAAGATAGGTCTATTTATAACATTGGTATTCAAGAAAGGCAACAGAATAACTTAATGACCGCACCGATTATTTATCACATCGTTCAAAATTCTGTTATCGCTAGAACCTGTATTACTCAACTTAAGCAAGAAATTTTCCGAAGAGGTTATGTCTGGGAGAAGGCCTACGAAGCAAGGTGCAAAAATTGCGGTAAAGAACATAAAAGACCCGTTCAAGAGTGTTCTCGTTGTGATAGCACTGACCTACAACTTCCCGATGTTAAACAATTAAAGTATGCAGAAGATTTTATTGAAGGTTATGTCAATAAAGCAGAACAATTATTTATTGATGTTCTTAAAGAATTAGAAGACGACCTCAACATTATGGATGATGCTTACATTGTCCTTGTTAAGGAATATTTCATTGATGGGAATCAAAAGATTAGAATGCATCGTATTAAAGAAGTTTATCGTGGCGACCCAGTGACCATGGCTATTTATTCCGATGAGTTAGGACAGCGAGGAACAAAAGGCTTTACTTGCGTCAATCATAGGCATTTCCTATCTACGGAACCCCATGAAAAATGTGAAGAATGTGGAAGCACTACTCACCCCGTTCATTATGTGAATCGGGTGGGGGGCAAAGACCAGTATTTCATTAAGGGAGAGGTGCTTCATTTCAGCAAGTATAGCCCTTCCCGACTCTATGGACTATCGCCTATCATCACCCTCTATAATCACATCACAACTCTTCTCGCTATGGAGAATTATGTTAATTCCTCGTACACCAAAAGCCGTATGCCGAGGGGCCTTTTGGCAGTGCAGACTCGCAACATGGATTCAATGCGTTCCTTTTGGCGTTCAGTCAAAGAAAAGATGGAAACAGACCCGCACTTTATTCCTGTTATGGGGATTGAAGCAGAAGGAGGAAAGGGTTCTGTTGAATGGATTAAGTTCATGGACAGTCTCAAGGAAATGGATTATGTCTCCGTCAAGGACGATTTAAGAGATAGGATTTCTGCGTTCTACGGTGTAAGCAAAGTCTTCATGGCTGACAACACTACAAGCGGTGGTTTGAATAATGAAGGCATGCAGATTTTGGTCACGAACAGAGCCGTTCAAATGGCACAAAATGTCTATAACAATTATGTGTTTCCGTTTTTGGTTAAGCAATTTGGAATCACTGATTGGAACTTAAAATTACCTCCAAGCGAAGAAGAGGATGAAATTGCTGTTCTTCGTAAGAGAGAGATTGAAGTAAATATTGCCGCATCTACAAAGAATCTTGGCTTTGAGGTAGAAATGGATGAAGATGGAAACTTTACTTTCAAGAAACCTGAACCTCAACCTGAACAAACCCCTACTGAAACCGGAGATGAGCCAACAAAGAAAGACCCCCTCGCAGGTTCAAACTTAGACCAAAGAGATTTAGATGAACAAACAAGAATGTTTGCAGAAGGAGCAGGTTCAAAGCCCCAAGAAAATCCACCAGCCACAAGAAATAAAAGCAGGATGAGCGTAGGGCCAGATAAGCGAATGACTGGCTTACCGCAAGAGGCTGGAAATCAAAATGTTGATACGAGAAACGAAAGGAGGATACCCTGATGAGTGAATGGGAAGAAATTATTAAAGCGGCAAGAGATAGAAAGGGGAAAGTTGGTGGAGGAAAAGAAATTCCTGAAAAGGTTATAACTGGAAAAACCAAAAGACCTGTCCAAACTAGAATGAAGGGCGGTAATCCAATTCAAGACATTGGCGCAAAAGACTCCCCTGAAAAAGATTTATTTGAATTTGGTAGAAAAAAGGAGAAGGAGTTCAGTGAAAAGATTGCTGACGAAGAACTTCAAGAACTTATGCAAATGAAAAGAAGTGAATTGATGGACGAAGTTATGGACAAGATAGGTTCTTTTAGTACAATGGAACTTATTAAACTAGTTGTTATGGCTAGAACAGGCGAATTGGAGGAGTGAATATGACAGAAGATATGAAACAAAAGGAAATGAGATTGCGAAAGGAATTGGCTAAGGTTAAGGCATTGAATCAAAATGCCGCTATGCAAAGAAAACCTCAAAGAAACTTAGACATTGCCGGTATTCCCGTAGATACTACTCCTAAGCCCGCACCCTCAAGCCGTGATATTCCAGATGTAATTACCTTGCCTCCAAAGCGCAGAGGCCGTAAAGAAAACATTCCATTTTGAGGTGATTTGTTGCTTTCTACTTTTCTTAAAGCAGAAGAGGGCGGGGAAGCGACGAGCAAAACATATGCTCAATATGTAAAGTTATTTAACGATTTTGACTTAGCAAGAAGAATGCTTGCGCCCCTAAAAGCCCTATCCGAAGAGATAGTTATTGAAGAGGATGATTCCGAACCTTCGGGCTTAAGATTTGAGAATATTCTTGAATATAATAAACTAGGCGCAAAGAAAAATGCTGAAGCCATTTCCAATCTATTGGCTAAGAGTTTAGATGAGAGTTGGAATCTTTTAGCAGATTTGCCTTTCACGGTTGAAAGGGAAGGAGATGTTATTTTGGAACCACAGGTTCCTCCTGCCTCAAAGAAAACAAGACAGGATTTAGGCGAGGTACAATCTAAGGATGGGAAAGAAACTCGCCAAGCCGGAGAGAAAGAAAGAAAAATTAGATTAAAGCCTGAGTTGAATCTTACAAAAATTGTCAATGATATAAAAGAAGTGGCAAGTAAGACCTACGATAACGAAGACTTAGAAGGAAAACCCTTGACCTTTGAAAAAGCCCTCATTTATTTGTATCATAAAAGAACTGGAGAAGTTCCTAGAAATGCAAAAAATCCAAAGTTAAGAGATGCTACTATTACTAATGCAAGAAAAAAAATAAAAGAAAAACTTAAGGAAGCAGAGAAGCAAAAGAAAGATGATTACGATAAAGTTTTTGAAGGTAAAGATAGAGCAGAAAAAGTAAAATTTAATGTTGTCTATAATAGAATGCAAAACTATGTAATCAAAGTGGGTCTTATTGAAGAACAACTGCAAAAAACAATTAAGGAGTCTAATGAAAGGGTTGCTGCCTTAGAAAGAGAAGCAGAAAAACCCGAATATGAAAAGGTAATTCTTAGAAGAGTGTCTGAAATTTTGCGTCAAAGATACAAAACTCCTCGCCAAGATATTTCCGAAGACCTTCCGCCACAACAACGCCTTGAAGAAGAATCTCTTAGAGAAAGGCAGGACTTAAAAAAACCAAGTGTTGCCATTACTGGGAGAGAATATGCAACTAAAGTCAAACAAATAAAAGAACTGAATCAAATTGCTTTAGAATTTAAAAACAACCCAGACTCTCTATCAAAAAAAGCAAAGACCCTTAAAGCACAAATAGACATAGAAGTTCAAGAAGCCATTGAACAAGAGAGAGAAAAAAACTTAGAAATTAAAAATACTGCTGAAGACGCTTTGCGATTTGTACCCAGAGTTAGAGAATTAGAAGAGTTTTTTAAGCAAGGTTCAGATTATCCAACTCTTAATGAAGTAAATGCAGAGATAAAGATTACTGACAGATTTATAGAGCAAGAGGAAGATAAGGAAGAACAAGACCAAGATAAAAATGCATTGAGGGACTTTAAAAAAGACCTCGCTGATTTGAAAAAATTCCATGAAGCACAGAACAATTTACAGAAAAAATTATCAAGGGCTCTTACTTCTCTTAAGGACATTGTTCCCATAGAAAGAAAAATGAAAGAAATGCTAAGTAATTATTCTGCCGATGAAGAGTTTAAATCGGCTATTGAGCAATTAGGCATTGCTGTTGCTCTTGAATCAACAAAGGATATGAAAATGTTCCCAGATTTACAGCCCTTACTTCAAGATAAAGAAGAAAAGACATTAAAAGAAATGTTGGGCGGGACAGAACTTGCGCCACTATTAGAAGACAAAGAAGCATTTAAAATATTAGAGCAGTTTGACGAATTTATTCAAGCAGTAGATAATCTTGATGATGGTTTTTCTGGTCTTGAAGAAGACTTTGAAGAACTTGCAGGAAAATATAGTAAAATTAAGTCTTTATTTGAATAATTGGAGGAAGAAAAATGAGTTGGGACTATTATGAAGAAGGCATAACCTTTGAAATCAGTAAGAAAGAAGCACCAAAGAAAAAGATTCTTGATTCTTTGGACGGCAAGCAAAAGAAGCGACTCAAGAAGACCCTTCAAGCCGCCGAACCCACGGAATTTTTCGGCCAAGACTTCACCAAGTTAGGCGAACTGATTGAGACTCTACGAGAACTTGACCTCACCAAGTCCGATAAGAAGTTGAACAAGAAGATGAAGTCAATGGATGAGCGCAACATTGACATAGTGGCTACTGCTACGAAGTTGCGTAAGGAATATGAGTTGCTTTACCGACAACTCCGAGATTTAGTTTATCCACAGAAAAAGAGAGATGATTGATATGGCAGAAGAAAATACAATTAATGAAGAAATGCTTCAAATTATTAAAGCATTAACTGAAAAAATTGAGAGTTTGGAAAAGGCAGTATATAACAAAGATAACCTACTGATGAAGTCTGGCTTTGTTATTGCTGAAACACCTACCCCAACAATTGATAGTTTGGGTGCTTCTTCCGGCGTCAATGTTGATTCAATGGAGTGGTCGGACATTCATAAAATGGTTGAAAAGGCAGGTGGTCAATAATGCCAGAAAGAGTGAAGAAGGAAGAGAGAATCATTTCAATGACTGTTGAAAAAGCAAGACAGGTAAAGGAATTACTTCGTGAATCCATGGAAGGAAACCGCCTACCCGATGAAAAAGATGACAGAATGGAACAGGTCAAGGTAAAGCGACCAAAAGCCGAGAAGGATAAGACCAAAATTGAGAACAATACTGGGACTCATTCGGGATATGGTTTGGCTGGCGAATCAAATTGAGGTGGCTAAATGCGCCTCTCAAACATTGAGAAGGATAAGCGTCCTTCGGAAGAGATTCTTCGTTTGTTTGAGAAAACGAGGGTGGCTTACCTTTCTGCCGCCAATGACCCCAATGAATACGGGAATCGTTGGCGTAAAACCGTGGATGTCATTATTGAGTCCTACAATGACTTGGACTCAGCCGCAAATGAAATAAAGGATTTTATTTCGGAAGACCTCATAGAAGATAATGACATCAAAGACCCTTCCTCGCTTAAGGCAAAGGAGTTATTTGAAGCCATTAAAAATTTGCGCTATGCTTCGGATTTGGTAGATGACCCATTCGCAAAGCGTTTCAAAGGCAAGGTTTTGGAGGCATTACTTGAAAGTCCCGAACAGATGGTCAAGTTTGTGCATTATGCTTTACGAGAAGACAAGGAACCTCTTCCCAAAGAAGTTTATGCAATTAAAGACATGCAAGAAGACGATATTACCTATGGTTTAGAGGGTCTTGACCTAGAACCAGACGATATAGCCCTGTATATTATTGAACATTACGGGGATGGAAAAGACTCCAAACGAACAGAAAGGGCTGTTAAAGCCGCTATGGAAATGTTAGACTTGTTAATGCTCTCAAAATACGATGAAGGCGACTTAGATGACCTAAAAGATATTGAGGGTGTAGAAACCCAAAGAGAGACAAAGGCTCTCTCTACAATTAAAAAGGAAAAGAAATCAGAAAAAGAAAAATCGCTGTCTGATTTTATTGTTCCAAATAAACCTATGTATAGAATTTTTGATATTGATGACATTAATCAACTAAAAGGTTTTAGTGGAGAATGGTTTGTTCAAGAAAAATACGATGGTATGAGAATTCAACTGCATAAGATTGATAATAATGTCAAGGTATTCTCTTACAATAAAAAACTTATTACAGATAAGTGCGGAGAAATTGTAAAGGAATTGAAGGCTAAACACTTTGGCGATTGCATTCTTGATGCAGAATTAATTCTTTTTGATGGGGAGGAATCCTTGCATCGGGCCGATACAATCGCCCATGTGTTTAAAAATAAATATCCTAAAGCAACCCTCAAGTGCCATGTCTTTGACATTATGCGACATGAGAATCAAACGCTTCTTGATGAAGAGTTAGAAAACAGAATGACAATTATGTTCAACAATTATGCTCAACATTCAGCCGATGTTCTTAAATTCCCCTCAAAGAAAGATACTCGTAGAGCAGATAATCTAAAAGATATTGCTGAATATGCAGAAAAAATTATGGAAATGCCTACTTCCGAGGGAGTCGTTATCAAAGATGCTACTTCCACCTATTATGTAGGAACAAAGAAGAACCCCAAGTGGATTAAGTGGAAGAAGTTTGTGGACTTAGATGTTGTCGTTCTTGACAAGAAGAAGACTAAAAGCAATCTATATTCTTATACCGTGGGTATTGGGCCTGTTGAGGAAGAAAACAAATTTACACAAGAAGTTAATGGCATCAAATACATGAATGTGGGTAAGGCCCTCAACACAAAAATTTCGGTTGATGTTGGTGAAATTATTCGTGTAAAGGTTGATGAGGTTAAGAATGCTGGTGATAGATATACTCTTTACTCCGCAAAGGTGATTGAAGTCCCCGAAGTAGAATACCCAGATAAAATCATCACTTTAGAATTATTAGCACAAGATACTAAAAAGTCTCTAAACTATTCTATTGAAGGATTGAAGAAAGGCATCACAATTACTGACCATATTCACGGTACTGCTACCATTATTTGTAAATCCGATATGAGTGGATTTACTGTTTATGGTTTTGAAGAAGACAATCTCATGTCAAAGAATGCCATCATCAATTTAGACGATTGGAAATCTCAAGCAGAAGAAATCATGAAAACAAAAGCAGGGACATTAACTACTGCTATTACAAATTATCTTCAAAACATGGGAGCAAAGACCGTAAAGCAAGTTCATAACTTCTTAATGTCAAAACATAAAGGTCTGTATGAAGATGTTGTTGATGGTGGCTTACAGGGTCTTAAAGAATGGGCAAATGCAAGAGAACATATTGAGTTTAAAGAAAATAAATTGCATGGAGATGCTATCCTCAAAAGACTCTTAAAATCTCCAGTTTTAATCCATAGAGATGCCGAGCCAGAAGAAAAGGAAATTGAGGATATTACTATTGACTATTCAAATAAAGATGGTGAATGTTGTAATAAATTAAAAGAGGCTGTTAAAACAAACAGAATACTGGTTCTTGATGTTCTTTCTGACGACTATGGCACTTATGAAAACTTTCGTAATAACATAGTAGAAGAAGAACAGAGCAATTGGGCAAAAACATATGAAGAAGAAGTTAAGGTCATAGAAGATTCAATAGATATTTTAGAGTGTGATAGGTTATTAGGAGTGATAGATTACTTTCTCAATAATAAAGTTGGTGATGTAGATTATGGCCCATTAGAACAAGCCTTAGAAGAATATCAAAATTGCATTCAAGGTGATTCTAGTTTTACAGACAAATATGCTATGCTTAAAGCAGAATATAAAACACCAGAAAAATACCGAGAAGGGCAATTTAAGTTATACTCTCGCAAAGATGACAATCTAAACATGGTGATGAAACTTGGTGATGAGACAATCAACTGGTTAATTGATGTTCAAAACGAAGAAGAAATGTTTGACCTATTCGGAGCCGCAGGAAAGTACCCTGCTGAAGTTGCTCAAAACATTGACAGAGAAAAAACAGTTGATGCCGGAACGGTCAAGTTAGGAATACAGAGAAACGGCTACCATGAATATTTCTTAGAAGGGAATAAGTTTGAGACGAAGTTTCATGTGCGATACCTGCCGGTTGGTGAAAATAAAATGTGGCTTGCTTGGACTGGCTATGAACAAAAACCCGCAGATAAAGAAGGCGATGAGGGGTTATGGGATATCTATGAGGACAAATTCGCAAGCAAGAAAATACCGAGATAATCACGGTCTTTATATACCAGATAACACAACGAAGGTTTGTTGGAAATGTCCCTCCTACTCAAGAGAGAACAACTACAAGAGTTTCGGATTCTAAAAAGCGACAACCTAATGATTGGTGGATATGCAAGCATTGAAATTGTTGATAAGCAAAATGATTTAATCACACTCAAAGCATTAAACGAAGCAGTAGATAAATACATGGAAAACCCAAAGTTTAGAAATGTAATGACAAATCATTCAAATGTTCAAGTCGGAGAAGTAATAAAATCATACCGAGACAAAAGCGGAAAGTTATGGAAAACCGAAGTTGATGATGTAGGATTCTTTGTAGTAATTAAATTAAGAGACGACATAGAAAAAGCAAAGGAAATTAACCGAGGCATCAGAAAAGGTTCATTGAGGTCATTTAGTATTGGAGGACAGGCAATTCAAAAAATAAAGAAGAGTCATCCAGAATTAGGTCAATACAATGAAATAAGCAAATTAGAACTACACGAAATTACTATCTGCGAAAAAGGAATTAACCCCGAAGCAAAATTTGATATTTTGAAACAAGACAAAAAACAGGTGAAAAACATGAGCAAACTGGAAAAAGCACTGGAAGAGTTGGATGCACTAATGAATGAAGTGAATACTCTCCGAAAGGAAGAAGAAGAAGATATGGGCAAACTCGCTGATGAAGACGAGAAAATGATGCCTGAAAAGATGATGGACGAAAAGATGGAAGATTTGGAGTCTATGGAAACAGAAGACCCTGAAAGAGAAGCAAAGGCATATGTCTCTACTCTTGACGGTGCTGGTGTTGAAATTGGCGAACCTGCTGACAGAATCGTTATTGACAACGGAAAGCCAAGAGCAACGGATATGCCAGTTGTTAAGGCATTTGAGAACACTGAATTGGAAACCCTTGACCTAAGCGTTGGAAACATTGAGAAGGCTTACGAGGCTTTCCGTCAAGAACAACTTGAGAAGTTGGCTTATGACAACCTCCAAAAGCAATTTGCACATCGCTTTGAGGCTGAAAAGGGAACCCGTGAGAACATCCTCGCAAAGTCCCAATACGATGCCGCTTCCGAGATTGCATCTCTTAAGGATGAATTTACCGCACTTCGCAAGTCTTTGACTTCCGAAAAGGCCCAAATCATCAAGGCTCAAGAAGAAGCCGCAATTACACTCCCATCAATGGATGAACTAGCCGAAATGGATTGGAACACGATTCATAAAATGGCTTTTGGAGGAAACCTTTGAGGTGATAACATGGTAGGATACATTAACACTATTGCAGATTTAGAAGCACAAACTTATGGACTTAACTTCAACGGAGCAAACAATATGCTCTTGAAGACCGCCGGAGCCGTTAGTGGACTCCACGGTGGCCATAATGCCGCTACTCAAACCTCCCCAACTACTGGTATTGCTGGAAACCTTTACAATGTTCTTTTCGGACAGAAGGTTTGGTCAATGCTAAACCGTGAAGTGAACGCTCTTTCTGTTATGTCAAAGCGTCCTTATTCTTCAAGCGGTTGGAGAGTTCTTTCAAAGCGTCCTGCTGGTGGAACGGGCAACACCCATTCCTTTACCCAAACTGGAACGGATTTGGCTGGAACTGATGCTCCACGCCTTGACCATATCGGTGGTGTGCCAGAGAATGCTTCTCTTTCAACTTCCGGTGATGGTTTAATCGCTATTGCTCCCGAATACAGCACTCTTTTCATGAGTCCAAAAATCGTTGCTCATCAGTTTGATTTCAGCGAATTGGCTATGGAAATGGCTCAAATTGATGATGGTATCGGTGATATTAGAGCGCAAATGCGTGAAGATATGGGTAAGCATCACGCTGAATCCCAAAACCTCATGTTGATGGCTCCTCTTGAAGCATACCTTCAAGCAGATAAGACCAACGCCGCCGCAGAGATTGAGAGAAACTATACTTCGCTTTACAAGATTGTTTCGTCTAACGCCGAGTTAGACCAAATGGACGCAGATAACTTCCCTGTTTCTTCAATTACCAACGACATTTCGGAAGCATACCACATTTACGGAACCAACCGTGATAGTGCTTCTTTCCTTGATTGTGTCGTTAATGGTGCAAGCAGTTATGCTTCGGGTGGTTCTCGGCCATTTACTTTGAGCATTCTCAACGCAACGCTTCGTGAATTGCGACAGAACGGTGGCTCTCCAAAGGTTATTCTTACTGGATATGACACCCTTCAAACGCTTTCCGACCTCTTGCAGAGCCAAGAGCGATTTATGGACAGAAAGGAAATTGTGCCAACCGTGAACGGTGTTCGTGGTGAAGGGTGCAGAAGTTGGTTTCCGTGTGGCAACCTACTACGACATTCCTTTGATTCCAGTTGCTCAAATGCAAAGCACTTCGGCTGATTCGGGAACCATTTCGGATATGCTCTTATTGGACACTGACCACCTTTGGATGGCTGTTATGAAACCAACTCAATACTTTGAAGATGGTATTAGCAACGGAAACCCATTCGGCGTCGGACAACTCGGCAACCGAGCATTGTACCGAACAATTGCTGAAATGGGCTGTTCGTACTTCAAGGGTCAAGGCAAAATTACCAACCTTAAGTGAGGTGTTTTAGTTGGCACTTATCAAAGCAATTACGGTCTTAGCAGACCATAAAGGTATGACAACACCTAGAGTTTCGGGAGACGAATATTTCGTGGATGCAGTTATTGATATTAGCCAAGTCGTTGCGGCTGGTTCAGTGATTCCTGCCTCCGATTTTGGTCTTAACACCATTACTGCGGTTATGATTACAGGAGACGACAATCCTAACAACAGCACGAATGACATCGCTATCAAAGTAGAATGCAGTGCTACTGGTGCTTATGAATCAGCGACTTCGGTTGCTTTTATGCATACAACAATGGCTAGTGGAACAACGCTTTCTAACGATGCTAACGGCGGAAGTGTTCGTGTTCGTGTTTATGGAAACCTTTGAGGTGTTAATTTGGCTCTAGTCAAATTTTCTTCCCAATCAAATGTGGGGAGATTAGAAACACCTTTTGGTTTGCTCCGAACAAATGCAGAGTTAGAAGTGGGAACAGAATGGGCTATTGCTAAAATTGGCGATAGAAACCTTATGTTCACTTTCGTTG